GGAGGCCGTTCATGAGTTCATCTGTTAAGGAAAAAAAAATGGCAGAGAGTAGCAAAGAACAAAATCCTGATATTCCTGCCTCTTATGGTTGCGAAATTCTTTTGGAAAAAACTACACTAAAAGAAGCAAAAGATTCTTCATTTCCTACAGATGCAAAATTAATTTGGTATACAATAAATAATGAAAACTTTATTGATTTGACTCGTAGTTCAAAAAGATCTGATCTTTTTGATTTTTATTATGACAAGTATGGTTCTGGTGCAGTTCAAAAAATTGATTTTGGATATGGAAGAATAAGTCCAAAGGTTTGGGGATATCAAAGATCAGATAAGAAGAAAAGAAAATGAGTGAAGGATTTAAGGGATTTTCTAAATCAGAAGATGATAAACAGTTTCTTCTTTATATAAAAAATAATGAAGTAGATAAAATCATTAAGCAATATAAGAACCTTAAAAAGTATCAAAAGTCTTCTATTTTTGAAATTGAAAAGTTATCTGGACAAGAAACAAAGATTGATAAATTGATAAATCAATATGGAATAGATTCAGAAGCAATCGAATGATGGGAAAGCATTTTTTACTTAACTTATATGGTTGCTCGTTTGTTCTTTTGAATGACGAGTATTATCTTATAGATTTATTAAAAAATTCAGCAAAAGCATCTGGTGCAACTGTACTAAAAACAGCATCCTATAAGTTTGATCCTCAAGGTGTTACTGTTTTATGTTTGCTTTCAGAGAGTCATATCAGTATTCATACCTGGCCTGAAGAGGGGAAAGCAGCAGTAGATGTTTATACCTGTGGTGTTTGTAATCCTAAGATTAGTTGTGATATGATTATTGAACAACTCCATGCAACAAATCATACTCTGAGTTACATAGAACGGTAGTCTATGTTACAAAATTATTTGTATATATAAGAGACGTTCACCTTATAGGCGGAAGTAGGTTTACCCGAAGGAACGCACCAATACCCCAAAAGTAAAGGAGCAATCTAATGAAAAAACCAAATAACTGGGAACTTGTACTAATCAAGAAACAAAAAGAAAAAGAAAATCGTAAACATCAAGCAAAACTTGCAATGGCAATGCGATAACTTCAAAGGAGGTCTTGACAGATCTCCTTTTTTTATGTAAAATATTATTGCATAATAAAACAATATGAATCGAGAAAAAGTAAAACTAATTGTTCATAATATGGAATTACTTCTTCGTTCATTGAAGGAAGAACTACAAGAACCTCTAAAAATGAACTATGAGGAGATTGCTCCATATCTTGCCGATAAAGATATTGAATTTTATGAGGAAGAGGATTGAAATGAAACCAGAAGTTAAATTGATTAGTGTTACTCCTGATGCTGAAAAGCATATGGCATATTGTGCCAGAGTTTCAAATCCAAATAATCAAAATTCACAATCATTTGAAGGATTGATTAAATATTGTATTAAGAATCAACACTGGAGTATTTTTGAGCAGGCATTTTTGACTGTTGAAATCAATACAACTCGTGGGATTGCGGCACAGATTTTGCGTCATCGATCTTTTACCTTTCAGGAGTTTTCTCAAAGATATGCAGATACGAATCTGCTGAGTCAAGAGATTGCTGTACCAGAACTTCGTAGGCAAGATACAAAGAATCGTCAGAACTCTACAGATGACCTTGAGACAAACGTAAAGAAGAAATTTGAAGTAGAGATTGCTGAACACTTTAATGCCTCTCAGAGACTTTATAATCGTCTTCTAGATGCTGGTGTGGCAAAGGAGTGTGCAAGGTTTGTATTACCACTGGCAACCCCTACAAGACTCTATATGACGGGTTCAGTGCGTTCTTGGGTGCATTATATTGATTTGCGTTCATCTCACGGAACTCAAAAAGAACATATGGAAATTGCAGAAGCAGTTCGTTGTATCTTTACTTGTCAGTTTCCTGCAGTCTCTAAAGCACTTGAGTGGACTCGTAGTGAGATGTGTGAAGAGTGTTTAGATGCACCCTCAATTACACTTGAATAAATATCCTTACATACAATGGGGGAATCAATTTGGCAACTTATCCAATAGTTAATAAAGAAACTGGTGAGAAAAAAGAAATTACTATGAGTGTTCATCAAATTACTCAATGGTATCAAGATAATCCTGAGTGGCAAAGAGATTGGCCTGAAGGATGTGCCTCTTCTGCAGAACCTGGAGAGTGGATGGATCGTTTAATAAAGACGAAGCCTGGATGGAACGATGTACTTCATAAAGCATCAAAGGCACCGGGATCAAGAGTAAAACCAATCTGATATAAAATGACAAGAAGAAAAAGAACATCAGATCAATCTTTTGGGAGTGATCTAACATCACAACAAAATAAGAAAAAGAAACCAATCAGTCTTGATTTAATGACCGAGATTGAACCTCTTACAGAAAATCAAAAATGTTTGTTTAAGTCTTATCAATCAAATCAAAACATAGTTGCATATGGATGTGCTGGTACTGGCAAAACCTTTATCACTCTTTATAATGCTCTTCAAGATGTATTAAATGAAAAAACTCCTTATGAAAAGATTTATATTGTTCGTTCTTTAGTTGCAACTCGTGAGATTGGATTTCTTCCTGGAGATCATGAAGACAAGTCATCTCTTTATCAAATTCCTTATAAGAATATGGTAAAGTATATGTTTCAGTTACCTGATGATGCTGCATTTGAAATGCTTTATGGAAATCTAAAAACTCAAGGTACGATTAGTTTTTGGAGTACTTCATTTATTCGTGGAACAACTTTAGATAAATCAATTATTATTGTTGATGAAATGCAAAATTTGAATTTTCATGAATTGGATTCTATTGTAACAAGAGTTGGAGAAGATTCTAAAATTATGTTCTGTGGTGATGCTACTCAATCTGATTTGGTGAAAACAAATGAAAAAAATGGAATTGTTGATTTCTTAAAAATTTTAAGAATTATGCCTTCTTTTGAATTAGTCGAATTTGGAGTAGATGATATTGTTAGAAGTGGTTTAGTTAAAGAATATATTACAGCAAAAAATCAATTGGGATTATGACTTTTACACATATTGAATTGACTCTTCCTCAACTTGAGAGGGAATTGATTGATGGAGTTCGTTATTATAAAAAAGCAGGGGAAGCAGAACCAAAACGTTTTGCTTCAATTACTTCTGTAACAAGTAACTGGAAAAAAGATTTCTTTATTAATTGGAGAAAGAGAGTTGGTGTAGCAAAAGCAGATGCAATTACTAAAAAAGCAACTGCAAGAGGAACAGATACTCATACTCTTGCAGAAATGTATCTGAAGAATCAGGAGTCTCCTTCTGATATTCTTCCAATTTCTGAAATGTTATTTCAGATTGCTAAACCAACTCTTAATCGTATAAATAATATTCGTGTTCTTGAAGGAGCTCTTTATAGTGAGTTCTTAGGTATTGCAGGTACTTGTGATTGTATTGCTGAGTTTGATGAAGAACTGGCAATCATTGACTTTAAAACTTCAAAGGAACCAAAACCAGTTGAATGGATTGAAGGATATTTTGTTCAATGTGCAGGATATGCATGTATGCTTCATGAACTTACTGGAATTTCAGTTAAAAAGTTTATTATTATAATGGCATGTGAAGATGGAGATTGTGTTGTTTATGAAGAAAGAAATAAAGAAAAGTATATTCGTCTTTTAGTTCAATATATTAAAAAGTTTGTAAATGATAAATTAGCAGAAATTTCTTGACATTTATTTAATTTAGTGTTAATATATTAAAAGTTATAAAGTTATGCAATTTGTACATCACAGTATTGGGCACAATGGAGAATGAATTAGAAAAGGCACTGGAAAACAAATTCCTTTGTGCTGCAAAGTTTGCTCAAGAAATTGAATCTCTTGTACAAATAAATGTTGATATGAATTATATTGATGCAATCGTTCATTATTGTGAAAATAATAATATTGATATTGAATCCGTATCAAAACTGATTTCAAAACCACTGAAAGAAAAGATTAAGTACGAAGCAATGGAACTTAATTTTCTTAAGAAGACTTCCCGTGCCAAATTAGTCTTTTAATTTCATTTTGAGTGGAAAAATTTCCCCGGTAAAAATTACCTATATTACTTTTTTTGAATGATGCCTTTTGATGCCTATAGATGCTATTTGTCTTTGAAGAATCACTTCACCAAAGACACTTATGATTATCATAAGTATTGTGGAAAGAGTAGAGCAACACTTCAATCATTCTATAAACGAAAAGATCGAATGTGGTTTGAGAAAGTATCAAGACAAAAAACAGATAAAGAAGTAGAAGAGTTTTTTGTTGCTAACTTTGCGTCTTGTAATGATCCAGAAACTCTTTGGATTGGTGAAATTATGAAAGAAGGTGAATCAAGATATAAAGAATGGCAAAGAAAAGTTCAATCATTATCTTATATTTTTAAAGAAGAATCGCAATCTTTATTTGGAGATAATAAGTTTGAAGATGTCTTTAAGTGTTCTAAGGGACATCCATTAGTTTTAAAAAGTTTTTTGAGTGGTAAAATTAGTCTTGAAACACTTGTAATCTATGATAAAATATTCTTGTTTAGTAATAACTTTGATAAAAAACTGAAAGATCCTGTATGGGAAACTGTAAGTCGTAGAATTAAAAAGTACAGTCCATTTCTAAATATAAGAGTGCTTAGTTTTCGTAAAATTTTAAAAGAATTAATCGTGGAGAAATCATGAGTTTTTTTAATTCCGAAATTGTTCGTGCAGAGATGACTGAAATCTCTGAAATACAGCAAGAAATTTATGAAAGTGTTTTTAATTTTTTTAAAATGACAAGGGAAGATAAAGTTAGACATGTTGATTTATTAGATAGACTTCTCAAAAAACAACAAATTCTTTATACTCGTCTTAGTTTGTCTGATGATCCTGAAGCAATTAAAATGAAAAAAAATATCTCTCAGTCTGCTGCAATGATGGGACTTGCTCCTAACACTGATATGAATGTGATTTTTAATAATATGTCTAAGATGCTTGAAATAATGAAACAACAGATTGACAAAATTAATTTTAACGAGTAAAATAACAAAGTACACAAAAGCCAAATCCTAAAAATATAAGGTAATCTAAATGTCATTTGAAAATCTAAAAAAGCAATCTAGTATTGGTTCTTTGACTGCTAAACTTGTCAAAGAAGTAGAAAAAATGAGTACTACTAGTAGTGGTGCTGATGAACGTCTCTGGAAACCAGAAGTGGATAAAACGGGTAATGGGTTTGCAGTCCTTCGTTTCTTGCCTGCTCCTGAAGGTGAAGAACTTCCTTGGGCAAAAATGTATTCTCATGCCTTCCAAGGTCCTGGTGGTTGGTATATTGAAAATTCACTGACTACTATTGGTGGTAAAGACCCTCTGGGTGAATATAATCGTGATCTATGGAATACTGGCACTGAAGCAAATAAAGAAACTGTTCGTAAGCAGAAACGTAAACTCTCTTACTATTCAAACATCTATGTTGTAAAAGATCCTGTAAATCCTGCGAATGAAGGTAAAGTCTTTCTGTTTAAGTATGGTAAGAAAATCTTTGATAAGGTTATGGAAGCAATGCAACCAGAGTTTGAAGATGAAAGTCCTATTAATCCTTTTGACTTCTGGCAAGGTGCAAACTTCAAACTGAAGATTGTGAAGAAGGATGGTTATTGGAACTATGATAAGTCTGAATTTAGTTCTGCAGAACCTTTGCTAGACGATGATGATGCAATGGAAGCAATCTGGAAGAAAGAGTATTCTCTTGCTGCTGTTGTTGCTCCAGATCAATTCAAGTCTTATGAAGATCTTGAACGTCGTTTGAATATGGTTCTTGGTAAGAAGTCTGCTGCTCGTGCAGTTGCAGAACAAGAAGAGGAATATTCTTCTTATGAGCAAACTCCTACTGCTGAAAGTCGTGTAGTAGAAGAACTAGAGGAGTCTTATGCTCGTTCTAAGTCTCCTTCACTTCCTGTAGTGAATAGTGTTGATGAAGATGAAGATGATGCTCTCTCTTATTTTCAAAAGTTGGCAGAAGAGTGATTAAGAGTAAAGTCTAATATTATCTCCTCTTACAAGGTCTTCGTTGATATACTGCGAAGACCCTTTTTTATAGGGCATAATTTCTCCCATATCATTCATTACAATATTTAAATAAGTTCCTTTTAGGAAATAGATATTTCTCTTATCATTTTCAATTTTTTCTTCATAATCATAGTTTGTAACTTCAACTGAAAGATTTCCACTATCAATTTGTTGATCAATAAAATAATCATAATAACTTACTGAATATTCTGAAGGAACTTGAAGTCCTGCAGGAACAATCGTTACTCCTTGACTATTTTTAACTTCTGCTGTTTCATAGTGATGAACTCCACTATAAAGAGTTTCATAACTTCCATATTTTGTTAATACATATTCATCAAAACTTGCCTGAGGTAATGGCCACTCTGTTTGAATATTGACAACATTATTAGAAAGAAGAACTACCCAATCTAAAGTAGAATCTCCATAAAGTTCATATGCAACATTATCTGGACGATCATCACCGGTGATTTTATACTTTTCAAAGAAAGCAAGATTTTGAAAAATATCTTCTCTAAGTTTTCCTTTTCTAAAAAGATTTTTAACAGGTGCATAATCACCTATTTTAGCATCAGGAAGTCTGCTAACATATTCAAAATTTGGAACTTGTCTGAAATAACTTGCCATTTTAATATCCTATGAAAGAATCCTTATCTTGATCAAGATCTGTATAATCATCATTAAATATTGGTTCAAGTTCTTGGAATTGTAATTGCATTTCATATGCAGTCATTGAGGGTTCATCACCACCATAAGTCATATAACTTCCATCAGGAGTATAATTAACATTACATTGAGTTAATGCACACTCTTTAAATTTA